ACCTGCGAGGTGAGCGAAACGCCCGAAAGAGTGCCGCCGAGCGTGAGGTTGCCGCTGCTGGTGACCGTGCCGGTCAGCGTGATGCCGTTGACCGTACCAGTGCCGCCGACCGAAGTGACTGTGCCGCCCCCACCCGTGGCGGCGATGGTGATCGAACCCGCACCGTTGGTGATGGAGATACCCGAACCGGCGGTGAGCGTTGCCTTAGCCAGCGTGTTGCCAGTGGTGTTGCCGATCAGCAGTTGGCCGTTCGTATAGGTCGTCTGGCCCGTACCGCCGCTGGCCACAGGCAGGGCTGCGCCAAGGACCATTGACGAGGTGTACGCCGCGCCCGTGACTTCGAGCTTGTAGGTGCCCGAGGGGGTGTTGCCGATGCCGACGTTGCCGCTGCTGTCGAAGGTCGCTACGCTAGTTGTGCCGCTTCTGATGGTCATTCTGGCGGCATCCGTCGCGCCATCGACGTAGAAGTTGTACTGGCTCGTTCCGTAAAAGTTGAAGCCAATTTGCCGCGCATCGGCGTTACCAGAGATTATGGTATCTCCGGCTACGTTCAGCTTTGCAGTTGGCGCACTCGTCCCAATCCCGACGTTGCCGGTGCTATCGATGCGCATACGCTCGGCGAAGGTAACCGCAGCGCCCGCCGTGCCGGTAGGTGCGTTGAACCACTTATGCGCTCCGCTCTCCGACCTGTACATGGTGGCGGAAGCCCCGGTGTACGTGTAATTGTACCCAGCGGTGTACCCTCCTGCTGGCGGCAAGGCATTGTTCAGCAGTTCTAGGTTCTGATTATCCGTACCAACTGACTGCTGCAGCAGGGAGCTAACAGCACTGGCACCTGCCTGTTTAAGCTGAATGGAGTTGCCGTAGCCAGCGACGGGCGTGACATTGAGGCCGAGGTTGCCTACGCTGTCGAGACGCATCCTCTCCGTGCCGCCAGTGCTTACCGCTACGGTGTCTGCGCCGGGCGACCACATCCCAGTGTTGAGGTCACCCGTGAAGGAGTACGACGGCGCGCCGGCAGTGCCAAGCCCGGCGGCGAGGCTGGTGATGTCGGTGTTGGCACCAGACGCCGCCGCGCCGATGGTCGTGCGGACAGACGCGCCCGAGGTGGCCGTGACAATGGGATCTGCGAACAGCGTAATGCCGAGGTTGAGGCGCGCGGCAGACGCCGTTGTCGCGCCCGTGCCGCCGTCGCTGATGACGATTGGCGTGGTGAGCGTCGTGGGATCTGAGCCGAGGATGATGTTCGTGCCGTCGCAGTAGTAGATGCCCTTGGCACCCTGCCCGACGAGTTTCGGCGTGTTGCCGCTGGTGCGGACGAACAGGCTGAATGCGCCCGTCGTGGCGTTGTTAATCCAATACTGCTGCACGGTCGGCGGCACGATGATGTACACATCGCTCGTCAGCAGGCCGACGAACTTGTACGCAATGCGGTTCAGCTCGGCGCCGGCCAGCGTGTAGTTGCCGCCGGTGACGCTGATCGACGTGTAGTCGAAGGCGAAGACGGCCTGACGACCGAGGCCGATGGTGTACCACGTCGTGCCGTCCGTGATGAGCGTGGCGCTGTCGCCCGGGCGCAGCATCAAATTGGCGTCGCTGTTGATCGTCTCCGTGCCGGCAGGCTCGACGGTCATGTCGCCGCCACCCTCGTTGCGCACGAAGATGAAGAAGTTGTTGCCGGCTGCGGCGGCCGTGAGCAGGTTGAGCGTACCCGCGCCAGTGCCCGTCCACACGAAGGCGGAGGCGCGATTGGCGACAGACACCGTGACGCCCGTGGTCGAGAGGGTGGTGACGGGCAGCGACTGTGACAGTGTCGAGCCGGTGACTGTCAGGCCATAGCCGGCCAGCGCAGACGGCTGTACCGTGGCCGTGGAGGCACCGTACTGGAACACACGCCAAGTGCCGGCGGCTGTCGTGGTGGCGGCAAGGTAGACCTGCCACTGCGTCCCGGGTGTCACGGTGGCGAGGGTGTTGCCGGCGAAATCTTTGACGAAGAAGCTGAAGGTGGCGTCGATGTTGTTGAACAGGATTGTCTGCCCGGCGCCCGTGAGCGTGGCGTCCGGCATCACGATGCTGCGGCCGCTGGCGTCCGGTGTCACGTCGATGATGCGCGCCGCCGGGTCGAGGTTGCCGGAACTCTCCAGCGGCCACTCGAGGGGCGTGTCGACCGTGAGCGCGATCGAGAGGTAGGACACGTCCGAGGGAAAAATCGTAGTGCCACCGAAAACGGATGTGTAGCTCACTTATGCCTCCTTGCGCACTGCTGCGCGGTCGAAGATTTTCGCCAAATCTTCACCGTTGAGCATCGCGGCAGCGCGGTCGTAGAACTGCTGCCACGTGCCGATGCGCTCGTCATTCTTCAGGAACGGCGTGGCCTCAAGCAGGGTGCCGTACAGGATAAGCTGCGGCGCATACTCCGTCAGCCAGTTTGTCTGGATGGTGTCGTCGAGCAGTGGCGGCAACTCGTAATACATGATCTCGATGGGGTTCGCCTGCGCCGGCGTGGGCGCCAGCAGCCAGTTGTCGTAATTGTAGTCGGCGTAGAAGCGCGGCGTGTCCGTCTGGCTCTCGTTCGGCCAGTACGTGCGGCAATACTCGTAGTCGCGGCCGAACAGAATGGTGCGGTTGGCCAGCGACGCGCCGGTGCCGATGTTGATCGATATGGTGTCGCGCCAGCGGTCTGGCTTGGCGTACACGGACTGGCCGACCGTCAGCGTGTCGGACACGACGGCGATGAAACCCTGCACCTTTAGCTCGCGCGCAATGCGGCGCTCGGCGAGGTTGATCAGCCGGGGGATTTGCTCGTATACGACGGCGTCAGCCGCGTACGATGAGCCGCGCTCAAGGTAGCGTCGGACATCATCCTTCAGCGTCTCGAATGTCATCGTCGTGGCCATGGCGCACCTTATATCACTTTTGAGGCAGTTTACCAGTCTCCGGCCACGCTTCCACCGTCAGCCGGTGCCGCGCGGCGCAGTCGCCGTACATCAGCAGTATCTCAGCCTCCCACTCGACGCGGAGCGGGTCGATCAGCGGGCTTGGGGGTGCCGGCACCGGCGGGCAATTCGCCGCGAGGTTGGCCTGAAGCCGCACTGTTGGCGTCGCGACGGGTCGCGTCGAGCAAGCCGACAACAGCGTCACCAGCAGCGCACTCAGCAGGAACTTCGACATTGCGGTAAATCTCCCGGATGTTGCTTCGCACCTCGACGCGCGACGGCTCAATCTTGGCCCGCGCCCGCTCGTACTCCTCCGCCATGCTGTCTGCCTTGGCTTGCTCGCGCTGTAGCACCTTCTCCGCCCGCTGCGCCACCGCGAGGGCGTCCGCGTCGGACTTCCAGTCGCGCGCAGTCCAGCCAGCGGCAAAGCTGGCCAGCGCGGCGGCAGCCAAAACATAGACGGCCAGCGGGTTCATTCGATACCTTTCATCTTGCCCCACTCACGGACGGCAAATGCCGCCGCGCAGGCGGTGACCAGTGCCGCAAGGCCAGTCAAGTCGGGGTGTGCGCGCGTCATGAGCGGCAGCACGACGCCGTGGACGATCATCGAGCCGGCGATGCCGACGCACGTCAGCGGGCGCCACCACTTGCGGATCAGGCACAGGGCGATCTCCTGCGCCCGCATGAGGCGGGTGAGCATCACGCCTCATTCCCGTTGCCCGCGACCGCCGCCACCTTCGGCAGGCGCGGCGTGGCGGCAAACGGCTGGCCGGAAGGCCAGCGGCACGCGATCATGCGGTTCTTCTGGATGTTGGTGACGTTGACCATGTTGCCCTGATTGCCGCCCAGCACCGCGTAGTGTGTGGCCGTCTCGCCGACAATGAAGCCAACGTGACCGCCGCCAGCCCTCGCGAAGACGACTATCGCGCCGACTTGAGGCGGCACCCGCTGGCCCCAATCGTGCCACGCCTTGGCGCGGAACCAAGCCTTGGCGGGCTTTATGCCCACCGCGTCCACGCAGTGCGCGACGAAGGTGCCACACCACGGCGTCTCGTCGTCGCTCCACCACGCGCCGAGCTTGGCCAGCCACTGCAAGATGCGGGGATTGTGTTTCGGGCCGGGAACCTCCCGCAACCCCTCAAGGCTGCGCGCGTGGGTCAGCCAGAGCGGTTCTCCGAGACGGGGTGTAAGGGTGGCCATGCGCTATTCCTTTTGCCGGAGGAACGTGAGGAAGTCAGCCGCCATCTCGACGTTGTCAAACGCCTGCACCAGCGGACGCTGGCCGGCGCGAGGTGTCACGATTGTCACGACAGACTGCCCATCACGTTGTTCTGTAAACTGCCCCTTGAGGGCGTAATCGTCGGCGTCCTTGTAGCCGCGCGCCCGCACCAGACAAGCCCGACGCCCGCCGGGCAACTCGATGTTGCCGGTGGCGAACGTGTGGATGTGGAACGCCGCGTAGATGTCGGCGTGTTCATCCATCATGGCCGCGCGCTTGAGGCCGTGCAACTCGTTGTAGATTGACGAACCCTTGAAGTTGTGACGCGCCCATACCGTAGCATCCGCACCGTCTGGCGACACCAGTTTGAGTTTTGCGTCCCAGTCGCGCATGAGGATGCGGTTGGCGTTCAGCCCGTCAAAGATGCGCTTGCCTGTGTTCCACGTGTCGTGGTTGCCAAGCAGCCAGATCAGCCACCGGACGCCGAGATCTTTCAGCAGCCACTCGACAAGTTCCCAGCCCTCGGACACCGTGGCCGACTGTTCGCCATACAGCCGCTCCAGTTTGCCGACCCAGTTGTTGATGCTGTCGCCGCCATTCGCGCCGTACATGCCCTCGGTGTTGGCGCAGATGCGCGCGTGGCGCTCGACGCTGTCGAGGTCGCAGAACGGGTCGTCAAGGTGCGGGTCGCCAAACCAGCAGATGCCGTATGGCCCGGAGATCGGCACTCGCACAGTCTGCCAAGCCGCCGCGCGGGCGTGATTGATGCGCAGATTGTTGCGCACCTTCATGGTCGCCAGCCGCTCGTCGAATGGCAAGTCGGATGGCGGCAGAGGCTCCACCACCGTCTCTTGGTGCGCGAAATTGGCAGGCGCGCCCTCCGGCCCAAAGGTGCGGCGAATGGCTTTCACGATGGCGTCGCGAGAGCAGCCAAGTTTGTTGGCGGCAACGGTCTGGTTGCGGCCACACGCCTCCCACACAGCGATCCGCTCGGCGTCGACGGCCGTGAGATCGGTGTTCTGGTTGGCCATCAGTTCAGCTTCAGGACAATGGCCAGCAGTAAGGCGATGATGAAACCCGCGACGCCCAGACTGACGGCCTCCAGCCGCTTCAGCCGGGCGCACAGCCCCTCATAGCGCAGGGCGCAGACCTCTTCGTGTGTCTGCAGACGCGCCTTCGTCTCATCAATCTCGGCCATGTCTGTATCCGTTATTTCAGGTTGCGGAGTTTGTAGATCGCCGACAGGTACACAGCCGCCAGCGTGTCGATGAGGTTGGCCACGGCGCGATTGCCGCCGCAGATGCCCTCGTGGTTCTCCTCGATCCACGCCGCGTCGGCCTGAAGCAGCTTGAGGGGGTCGGAGATCTGCGCCGCCGGCGAGGGGATGTTGCCGATCAGATCGAAGGCACCCTGATACGCCTCGACGAGGGGGTCCAGCGCGTCGATGACGCCGTCGTAGAACTCACCCAGCGCCATGTGCTTGGCGAAGCTGCCGTCGCCCTTGGCGCGCCAGTGCGCGAAGTGCGCGACATTGCGGGCGTAGAACACCCGGCTGATAAGCTGCTCAATCATCACACACCCCAAGGGAGAGGAGGCGTGACGACGGTAGGGTTAAGCTGGCCCTCGATTTGCCCGGCCACGTTGGCCTCGTAGGTTGCGACCTGCTCCTCGCCCATGGCGTTCTGCACCCAACCGACGACCTGCTCCTCGGCGAGGTCGGCGTAAGGCGTGAACGCGCTGCCCTCGGCCAGCGAGACGCCGATGGAACCGTAGACCGACCCCGCATAAGTGCCGTCAGTGGCGGTCAGGGTCCAGTGGACCGTGAAGACGACGTCGGGTTCGCCCGCGTATTCCGGGTAGGCGTTCATCTGAACGACGGCCCATGTGTTCGCGATGGTCATGCTTATATCCCCTCGGGTTGCGCGATGCGGGTAGTGGGACGCTCAGTCTTCTTAGTCACTGGCCTGATCTCCACTGTGTCTTAGGTTTGACGGGCCACTGCTCGACGGTCAGCGGTGGGTTTATCGCGATAATGCGGAGCACTTCACGGTACGCCAGAATGGCTCCCAAATTGACGATCTTGTCGGCGGTGTTCGGTAGATCGGTGTAGTCCGTCTCGGTGAGGAGCGTAGACGCCTGCGCCTTGTTTGCTTGGCGCATATCTGCCTCGCGTTCGGCAATCTCGTCAGGACTGGCCGGGGTCACGATCCATGTCTGTGTCCAAACACCGTCGATGAGAACCGGCTCGCCCATCGTCAGGTTCTGCGTGTAATCAACAGGCGGCGGCGTCGTGGCTTGGCACGGGTACACATCCCACTCAGCGAGACACTCGTCCGTCAACACCGCCGGGAAGCTGGTGTCTGGGTTGGCGATGCGCAGGTCGGTGGGCGAGTACATAATCGCACCGCCGTCCGGGTTTACTTTGACGTACAACATGTCAGCCTCCGAGTTGCTGGCGCATGACGGTCAGCATGATGCGCTCCTTGGCCTGCTCGCGGATGCTGGACGACAGCAACTCCTCAAGCCGCACGGCAAACTCCGCAAGGTCAGCATCGTTCGCGTGGTTCTTGGCAATCTCGGCCAGCGCCAGCCGGTAATTGTCGATGTTGATTTGGTGGTGCATGACCTCGCGCTCGCGGTGTGCAGCCGCATCGACGAGCATGGTCTGGCGTTCAGTTTCGAGGATGTTCATGGTGTTGCTCCAAAAGCTACGCCGCGTCCTGTTTCTGCTGGCAGCGTCGCCGGATTGGCAAACTTTGTGCCGAAACCGCTGCCGCTCCATGGGTAGGCAGTGATAAATGGTGTAGTGGTGTGTGCTACTGCAATTGCATTGCCAGAAGGCGAAAAAGCTATGCCGTTGCCGGTGTCGGTCGGCAGCGTCGCCGGATTAGCAAACTTGGTGCCAAAGCCGCTGCCTGACCACGGGTACGCCGAGACGAATGGCGTCGTGCCGTGCGCCGCAGCAATTGCATTGCCAGAAGGCGAGAAGGCCACGCCGCTACTATAGCCTGTAAGCAAGGTTGCTGGGTTGGCAAATTTGGTTCCAAAACCACTGCCGCTCCACGGGTAGGCAGTGATAAATGGTGTCGTAAAGTGCACCACAGCAATTGCAGCGCCAGAAGGTGAAAACGCTACGCCACGGCCAGAGCCAGTTGGCAACGTCGCCGGGTTGGCAAATTTGGTTCCAAAACCACTGCCGCTCCATGGGTATGCAGAGACGTATGGCGGACCAGCGGATGTTGAAACGACAGCATTGCCAGAGGGTGAGAACGCTACACCACCGCCTGATGCGTTAGGCGGCAACGTCGCCGGATTGGCAAATTTGGTTCCGAAGCCAGAGCCGCTCCACGGGTAGGCGGTTATCCACGGGCTAGTGTCGTGTGACACCGCTATTGCATCGCCTGAAGGTGAAAACGCTACGCCACGGCCAACGCCGGTCGGCAACGTCGCCGGATTGGCAAATTTGGTTCCGAAGCCAGAGCCGCTCCACGGGTAGGCGATAACGTATGGCGTTGAAATATCTGAAACTGCAATGGCGCTACCTGTCGCTGTAAACGCAACGCCCGTTGCGGTAAATCCCGGATACGCTGCTGGATTGGCAAACTTGCTGCCAAAGCCGCTGCCGCTCCATGGGTAAGTGGTGATGTATGGTGAAGTCGAGTGCGCTACAGCAATATACTCTTGCCCACCTCCCGCAGCCGGAACCGCCGCCGCAGCGCGAAGTTTATCAGCCAGCATCAGGCGTTACCCACCCGAGCGCCGTAGATCACCGAACCGACTTTCCAAAGCTGGATGACCGTGAAGCCCGTCAAGTTCAGCGTCGGCGCGACCCCACCGTCTGTTTTCCATGTCACCGCAAGCGATGTCCACGTTACGGTGTACGCTGTGCCATCGTTAATCATGAGCGTCATAGACTGCCCGTCGGCCCATGTCCCAGCAGTCGGCGTCGATGACGCGGTGAGCGTCCAAGTCTGGATGGAGCCATTCGTCGGTGACAGCGCAGGGGTCGTGCCTGTGACGGCAAACACCTCCTCCGTGTATCCATCGTTCAGCGTCGCGCCCGACAGTGCGGGGGCCGTCGATAGCACTGTGCTGCCGGTGCCGGTGGATGTCGTAACGCCTGTGCCACCGCTGGCGACAGGCAGCGCAGCCCCGAGAACCATTGACGAGGCATACGCCGCGCCTGTGACTTCTAGTTTGTAAGTTCCTGATGGCGTGTTGTTGATCCCGACGTTTCCGTCGCTGGTGATGCGCATACGCTCGGTGTTGGTTCCGCCCAAGTCGCTTGTAGAAAAAGCCATCGACGTGCGGAACGTGGCGCTTGGGTCGTCAAAGGACGGGTTGATCGACGCAACTCTGGTGCCGCCCGGCGTCTGCCAAGTTAGCGCGCCCTGAGACGTATTGCCGGAACCGGCGCTGTTTGCGGTCGTAATGTTTATCGCCGGGGCTAACGCCGTGCCAGCGGCAAAGGCGGCTGGTTTAACATCCAACCGATACGCTGGCGCACTCGTCCCGATCCCGAGGTTACCGCTGCTGTCTAGGGTCATTACATCTGTCAAAACGGCAGACGAGTTCTCGGTCTGAAAAATCATGGACCCAAGCACACCACTGAGCGTACCACGAATTGCGCAGGCTCCGTTGCCGCCAACTGTTGGGCCAATAAAGAGTTTGCCGCCGCGAAGGCCAAGGTCGCCCCCTGACACCTCCAGTCTGCCCGCTGGCGCACTCGTCCCGATCCCAACGTCGCCTGCGGCGGTGATCGTAATTCTGTCATCACCAGCCACTCGGAACCGCATTGTGGCCGTCGCGGCAGCAGCGTTTATGAGAAGGGTTTCGGCAGATGGGTTAGTCAACGAAATGCTATTTGGCAGCGCGATGCTGGTTGCGGTGGCTGCACCGAGGATCGGCGTGACGAGGGTTGGCGTGTTCGACAGCACAACGGAACCCGTGCCCGTCGATGTCGTGACGCCTGTGCCACCGTTGGCCACGGGCAGGGTGCCAGACACCTGTGTCGTCAACGAGACGCCGCTGAGTGTACCGCCGAGCGTCAACGAGCCGCTGCTGGTCACTGTGCCGGTCAGCGTGATGCCGTTGACCGTGCCGGTGCCGCCGACCGACGTGACGGTGCCCACGAACTGGTCCGTTGCGTTGATCGTGATCGCGCCGGCGCCGTTGGTGATGCTGACGTTCGTGCCGGCCGACAGCGTGGCCTTGGCCAGCGTGTTGCCCGTGCTGTTGCCAATCAGCAGTTGCCCGTCGGTGTACGTGGTTTGCCCGGTGCCGCCGTTGGCCACGTTGAGGGTGCCGGCGAGGGCAATGTCGCCCGCCGTCGGCGTCGATGGCGTCAAGCCGGTCGAGTTGCCGGAGAACGACGTCACGCCGCCCACACTGCCCGTGAGGGTGACGAACCACGCCGTGTAGGTGCCGGAACCCGCCGTGCCATCGACGAGGACGGTCATGCTCGTGCCGCTGTACGCGGTGATCACGCCATCCATGTAATTCACGGAGCTGTTGACCAGCCGCACGCGATTGCCGACGATGAAGGCCGTGTCGGTGGCGTTCGTGTTGACCGTGAATGTCCTCGACCCGGTGCCGACCGTCAGCGAAGTTAAACTCTCGACGCCGGCATAGCCGAGGCCCACCGGAGCCGCAGCCACGGCAGTGAAGATGATGCTCGGCACAACCGGGCTGACGGGCGTCGTGCCTGCGGGGAAAGATGCCACGGCCAGTGACGTATCATTCGTCGACCAGATAAGCTCAATGTAGTCACTTGCAGCGAGAGGCAGCACGAAGTTCACGGTGCCGATCACCGCGCCCTGCAAAGTTCCAAACTTGCCCGGCACCGTGAATTTGCTGTCCGATGCAGGTACATCCACACCGTTCTTGCGTATCCAGATATTTGCGATGTGCGCGGTGTTTGAGTTGTCCGTGTTCGCAAGCTGCGCGGAAAATGTCAGGCTGTAGACGCCCGCGTGGATGAACGTGACGCGCGAGCCAGTGACGATAGTCACGCCGTTGTTTTCTACGTCGGCGCTGTTCAGCGTGAGCGCGTACGCGGTGTTGGCCGTGGCCGCTGTCTGCGTCGTGGTGTCCCAGAACGAACCCCAGTATGCCTCAGTGCCGACCGCCAGCGACGCCACGGGCGTCCACACCGGCGGAGCCGTGCCGCCCGACGTCAGGACGTAACCAGCCGGCCCAGCGGCGTTGACCGCGTAGGCTGTGCCTGTGCCGTAAGCCACGCCGCCCGCCGTC